TTTTTGCTTATCATGCTTTCAGCATATCTAACATAATCGCTTCCACACTTCCAGTAATATATTCCAACAGTCGCACAAGTGCTAATTGGATTTTTTTCAGCAACTTCAACAACAAACCCATCATCATCTACCTTTGCATAACTCCATTTTGGATGGGTTGATGTAAACGTCAAAATGCCTGCATCAACTCCATTGATGCCATCAGCAACCATGGAATGCATAAATTCTGAACTATTCCACTCAACATACTGATCTGAATTTGCAATAATAAGCGGATTACCGTTATTAATAAATTCTTTTGCGAGAAGTGTTGTACATGCAGCACCTTCTGTGATGCCATTTACTAGAACAATTTTACAGCCAGGTGCAATTAAATTGAGAGTATTTTGTAAATTATATTTTTTGTAGTGTTCTTCTTGAACAATAAAGATATAATTTGCATCCATGTTGATGTTATCAACAACTACTTGAATCATTGGCTGTCCGTTGACATCGATCAACGGCTTCGGAAATGTATATCCAGCTTGTGCAAAACGATTTCCTGCACCTGCCATTGGAATTAAAATATTAAGGGTATCACTTTGCCACTTGCACTTGGTTTCTGATTTTTGGTTGTTCATATCAATGTAGGTATTTATCTTTTCTAGAGTAAGATCAAGTGGATTAACTACTGGGCATAAAAATGCGCCCGATTTACTCACTGCTTCTCTTCCAATAAAAGAATCTTCTATTATAAGTGTTTCTTTTGGATCAACATTAGCATCAATCATACACCTAAGATACATTTCAGTAGCTGGCTTGGGTCTTTTTACATCTTCATTGGTATAGAAGATATCTATAAATTCTCTTAATCCTTTTCTAACGAGTTGATTTTCAGCTGTATTTCTAATTGAGTTAGTTGCGCATGCAATCGTAAACCCCCGCGCTTTTAGTGTTTGCAAAATACTACGTATGCGGCTATCTACAGCAAAATTATCAATAAACTCATTAGTTTTTTCTTGTTTAGCCTGCCAAACAAAATCATGAGATGACGTCGGTAGCCCCTTTCTAGTGGATAACATCTCTAATTTTTTTCTTGTTGAAAGACCATCATATGTTGAAAGGTGCTCATTCCTTGTAATGACATAGTCTGCACCTACTAAAGAAAGTGCATGATTAAGAGACTCAAAATGAATTTCTCTTGCATCAACTAAAACACCATCAAGATCAAAAATTATAAGTTTAATCATAGTAATATTCTCCTTGTGATTCGTAAAGACTAAACGGGTATTTCTTGTCTGCCATCTTTTCCCAGACAATATTAACTCTTGGCATCACTTTAAAAATAAAGTCTCTTATTCTGTTACTTTCTTGCTGAGCCTCAAATCGGTTTGGTGCTCTATCAACTAGGTATTTTTTATACTCATTGATGTGTTTATTTGCTTCTTTAGAAAATAAACTACAAAAATGCGCACCTAAATATATGTTTGGTCTAATATCAGAATGTTCCCAATCAAGATTTGCATCTGCCTGCACATGGTGATTATTATATGCAACATAATTGCCTTTGCTAAAATCATTAGAAAGTGGGCATGAGAAAAACTTCTGCATAGTATCCTTACTGCCCATAAAAAAGTGATCTTGTGGGCTATATGGAAAAATAGAATTAAGACCCCACACATATATTGGATCACACAAATCGATGCCATTTAATTGCATTAATTTGCAATCTTTTTTTTGTGAAGATATGAAGAAATTATAAAGATTAAAAAAACAATCATCAGTAATTAACTGATCTGTTCTACATTTAACAATTGTATCGCTCTCACAAGCTTCAATTCCTGCTTTAGAGCTTACTATCTGCATATTAATGTTGCATTGCCCTCTATTTTCTAACTTCAAACTCGTAACAATCTGATCATGCTTTATTGTCGATATCAATGGATCATCTAACCATGTTGAGAGAATTACTTTACGTACAAAAGGCAATTTTTTATAATTATCAATGCATCGCTGAGTAATATTCCAAATACCACCTTGTATGACAACATCAATCATTTTTTGCCTATCACTCATAATACTTCCAAGGTTTCTTAAAAAGGTTTTTTATATGAAAAAAGTTTGCTGGATTCCACTTGGAATACATATGTAAATCGTTAGTTGTATTTACTTTTTCAATAATATAGTTGATTGATGTTTCAACAGTGTGAATTGTTTGAGCTCGTTCAATAACCTTTGACCAGTCTAGCAGTGTAAATCCAACAATATTAGACATGCATATTTCTTGCAATCCATTTACATTCGCCTGTCTAGCGGCTTCACAAATTTGTTCATGCGGCGGCGATGCAAAATGGGAATTTTTTAACGCATATTTTGAATTATCTGTCAACTTTAAAACATCATAAAACAGAGCATCTTCTTTTCCGTCTACATTGCGATTAAATTTAAAATGATCGCACCAGTTGTCCCAGCGAAGATCCGCTAATTTATACTTAGCTTCCATAACTGATATATTTGGAAATAGCTTATCTGCGTCTTCAAGGGAAAATATTATATCATACTCAAAAGGCCTTTGTTCATTTATATCGCAAAAGACTATACCATCAATATAGTTTTTAATCCATAAAAATTCTGGAATAACAGGCCAAATAATTTCATACCCTTGATCTTGTATTTTTTTTGCTATCTTTTGACAGAAAAATATATCACCAAGACCAGCAGGCTGTCTAATAACACATGTTTTCATATTTGTTTGTTTGTTCTCACTAAGTAATAATAAATTGGCTCATGTATAAAGACTTCTTTTAAGTCTGCTGTTATAATTTTTTTCTGCAATGCTTGACTAAACAAATCATCCTCAGACATATTCTGATGTGGAAATCTTAAATCACCAATGAGATCTTTTTTGATTGGATTTATATGATTTGGATTTCTGTAATAAAAAGTAAGTCGTTGATCCACATTACTTTTTCTATCAGACCATTCTTTGTATTGTAAAGAATGATAGGTGAGACCAGCTAAATGAGAATCGTAATACATCAGTAAGTGAATACCTATAACATCTGGGTTTTGATCAATTGCCTTTAATACATACTCAATGTATTTGTCACTTACCATGTCATCATCATCAACAAATGCTACATATTTACCAGTAGCTTGTTCAAGCAATTTATTACGCTTTTCACCAATGGTAATCTCGCCATCGTCCGCTGCAACCAACACCTCAACACGACCATTTATTTGAGGCTTTAGACATTTAGCAAGACGATCGAGTAGACCCGATCGTCTGTTGAGTGTACATATTAAAATTGACAGATCTTTAGACATGAGCCATATCTGGAGTTATGTTGAGCATTTCAGCCCACATGTTGATTTCTGCAACGCGTTCAGCTCTTGTTACATCCCACATTCTGTCAGAAAATTCCTTGTTGGGTCCTTCTCTTTTGATAAGATTTAAAGCAACATTATCAATTTCCATCTTTTTGTATATCCAATGATTATGAACAAGTTTAACATCTGCAAGATAATTGAGCCTGTCAAGAGCTTTGAATACATCATAAAGCCACTGATCAGCCCAATTTCTAATGAATTTTTCACTCAAAAAATATCCAGTGGTTTTATAATATGAACGATGCACAAAAGCATTGACACAAAGAACATCCTTGTTGTAGTCATCATTGAGATAAACAAGCTGCATCTGCGGTCCTTTCTCAAACTCTTGAATGATGCGCTCGTCCCAGTTATCAGTCATAAACACCATATCATCACCTACCATAGAAATAATTTCTTCAGTAGATTCCTTGGCAAGAATATTCCAAAGCTTATGAATATTAGTTTTCTCGTGCATTGGTTCAAACTCAACAACTTTGAGGTTAGAAATTACAGATGTTAGTTTCTTGCAGCGATCAAGCGTAGGATCATCTGAATCAATTCCAAGATACACAGTGAAGTTGTTAGGATCTTTGCATCTTGCAAGTGCAGACATTAAAAATCCCATTTTGAGATTCATTCTCTCTCTAGTTGGCAGTAGTAGGGCTATTTTCATTAGTTGAAAAGGAATGGATAATGAAGATACATCCAGTCTTCTGGAATGCGGTATTCATCAACTTTGTTAAAGTTTTCGTTGATTGCAAATTTTCTTGAATTGTAAAATTCATTACCATTTTTACGAATTTCATGCATAATGTCTTCAAGTTCAGCCATATTATTAAAGAACAAAATACCCTCTTCATTAAAATGATTACAAATGGATCTATCACCCCAGAAAATTGGAATAGTTTTAGTTGCAAAACAATCAACAATTTTTTCTGTCCAGTATCCAGGCTGAATGGAATTCTCAATAGTAATAGAAAACTTGTATGCATCAAGTGCTTCGCGTTTGCTTTCCACTGGTTTATAGCCATAACCATAAACATCAAGGTCATTATATTTTGACTGAATAATTTTGTGGCGCAGCTGGTGACCAGGTGTAAAGTTTTTGTTAGATGCAATGATGGAGCAAAGCTTGTTCTTTTCAGTTGTAGACGGTGCACCATTTATCCAGCAGCGACCATGTGGATAGTACAAGAAGTTTTCACCACGATTTACCAAGTCTGAATCAAATGTAAGTACAAAATCAAACAAGCGATTATTTTTCTCAATCCAATTATATACTTGCGAGTGAATAGCACGTGGCTCAAGAATCCATGCAATTTTGCGCTTAACTCTAGATGCTTTAATTACATCCAGTAAGCATAAATCAGTAATAAAGCAGCTTTTGCTGACAGGAATGTTGTCAAACTCCCACTCAACATATTTGTTTATACCTTTGTGGCAAGATGAAGGTTCGCCACCAAAATTTTGATCCCGAATGTTTACTTTTACCATTGTTTTATATAGTTGAGTATATGGTGCTTTTCAAGGGAATTTATTAGTTCATAAATGCTTTTGTTTTGAGCATAATGATTGTGATGTGATTTATCTTTAGTAGGATCACTGTGTGGTAAATGATACAAGAAATGATCTACAATGTTACTTTTGGTTACATTCAATCCAAGTCTATGAGCACGGCAAATTATTTCATTATCCTCATAGCCCCATCCAATGAAAAATGGATTAAATCCATTAATTTGATTGAATGATTTTTTGGTCATAATTAGACAACCTCCAACTGCTTTGGTGTTACCAAGCAAGGCAAATTCATTTGCATTGTTAGTTACAAGATGAAGATTTTTGATTCTGCTGTATAAATCTTCGACATTTAATGTATTGAGAAATTGTTTTTCACCTTGTTGAGTCATGTAGAAGGCACATCCATTGTAACCAATGAGACACTCAAGAGAATCATTGTCTCTAGCGTCATTAATACATTCTAGTAACTTGTTGCAGTCTACAATGATGTCAACATCTAGGAAGATGAGAATATCTGTATCAGAATACTTTGCACCATGATTATATCCAGCACATTTTTTTACAAGATCATTGTTATATACTAGTGTATACTCATCTCTTGAATCAATGAAAGTAAAATCCAACAATTTTGTTTCTGCATCATCTTCAACAAAAACAAATCGACAATTTGGCAGATATTTCTTGTAATATTTGTAAATGGTCTTTACGTTTTTGATGCGTGATTCATTGTCGATTCTAAGATGACAGATGAATGTAATATCTTTGTCTTCAATCATTGTTTAATAAGTTGTTTAAGTTTTGCTTTTACTCTCTCAATAGAAGCATCAGCAATTTGAACTGGACTAACACCTTCTAGTTTTATAAAGTGTTCAAAGCCTTTTCTAATATTGTTTTGCCAGTCTGTGCGTGGTCGTATTGAACTATTATGTTCTGAGCATGCCTGTTCTTGAATATAATCAAGACTATTTGCTAAGTCTGGCCACCACCAATATTCCACGCAATAGTTCTTTTTGCAGAGGAGATAAGAATGATGAACATGTTCAAAAGCATTGTGGAAGCTGCAATCAAACAATCCAGCATCTTGCAAGCTCTTGGCAGTATACATGCAAAATGCACCCACACAATGTTGATTGAGAGCAACTTTAACACCATCAGGATATTCCATTACAGTTCTTGGAACAGGTGATCCACCAGAAACACCGTTTTTGTTGGCAGGACCGTGATATCCAAATAGAAAATGCTGAATGCCTGTGCTTTTGCTTGCTTGAATATAAGCATCAAAAATATCATGACTTTTAATCAGCATATCATCTTCAATGAGAAAAATATAATCACAACCAGCTTTCATTAAATGCTGCAGAGCTGTATTTTTCGCTACACCCACTCCGCTATTTTTAGTAAGAAAACACTTGATGCCATTAAACTCTTGCAAATCAAACTCATCACCATCATTAACAATTACAAGTTCATCGATTTTATTTTGCGGCAAACTTTTCATTAGTTTTTTGAACATGTCAGGTCTGTTGCACGTTATAACTCCAACACCAATTTTTATATTCATTCCATTAAATATAGTATAAATACATACAAATGGCAACTACATCTTTAGGAATAGATATCATACAGCTACCACAAATTAACACTATACAAGGTGGTGATTATCTCATTGTTGAAACACCAGAAGGCACCGGCATCATTGATTTTGCAGATGTAGTCATTGATTTGGAACAGACCTCCTTTGCACCAACAATTGTGGCACTAACTAGTGAAGTCATTGCATTGAGTGCAGACTTACAAGCACTAAAAACAGAATTATATGATGAGTTATCTTTGCTTTTAGTTGGTGATGTAGCAGTGTTTAAGAATATTTCACCTTTAACTGGTCTACAGGCTCTTGAAGGGACAGCAGTATCTTTACCTATAAACTACATTGAAGTAAACAACATTTCAGAGCAACAAACTATAGGTCAATCTACAAGTATAGCTTGTGGTGATCTTACTGTATCTCAAGCTGCAAGTGCTTTTGTATTTGATGCAGGTACATACAAAGTAAGAGTTGATGCAAGAGTAACTTCTCTCTGCTCCACTCCAACATGGTTGCAACTTTATTTATATCAAGACACATTGCCAATCCAAGTGCTGCAACATGGCAGCTCTTTTGTCGCTACTGATGCAAATCAAATAGGTAATTTATTCATTGATGGCTATTTTTATTTGTGCAGAACTTCACAGGTGAGCTTGCGTACAAATACTTATGGCAGATTTAATCTCGGATTACCCACTCAAACAATTTATTCAACTGCAAGTGCAAATAGAGCACTATCTGCAGATTTGCTACGCAGCTTGCAGTTGAGCTCATGCAACATGAGCATGTATATTGAGAAAGTATCTGATGATGCAATTCCTGCCATCAACAAGCTCGGCGTCACACTATAATTGAACCAGTAGTGGATAGCACTTCCTCTTTTTGCTGCTTGAGCAATTGCTCCACAGCTTCATGGGTAGGTTCACCATTAGAGTAAAGCTCTTCACCAGCACTCAATGATTTTATCCATTGTTCGTCTGGATTTATAACTTCACCTTCAATGCTGATATAATTAGCAATCTCTACCAAGCGCTCATGACGAGCTGTACTGGTCAACTCAATCATAGCAGGCCTGTCTCGAGGATCAAACAAAGGAAATTTATCATTATAAATGAACTGCTTGTACACCATTTCAAAAATATTGTTTATTTCTCTGATGTACAGTTCATCTGTCTCCCGCATGTTGTCATTTTTGATAGCAATGCTTTCATTGAAAGGTAACCAAAAAATAATATCCAAATCCTTTATAGACTCCCGCACAATGGGTATGCATTTGGCAATGAATTCATCGTCAATATCACCTTGCTGCTTTTCAGCAGCCCACATTGAATAGATGATGTTATCAAGCGGACACCTATCATAAACAACATTATCAGTTGGTGTCTTGCCTTTCATCTGCTCAACCATGAAGTCAAGAATCTGCTGCTGTCCATGCTGTGTTGCACCCTTGCTGTGACCCAAATCATTATTAACAATTACATCTCTGTAAGATGAATCAGGTGTGCTATACATATGCCACACTTGTAAGAAATCCCTAACAAGTGTGCTTTTGCCTGTATTGGCTGTGCCGCTAAATGCAATTCTCATTTGTTTACAACACTCTTGAAATTGTCATTGGTCTTGTTGTATAGAGCTTGCAGAGCAGATGCAATGGACTTGTTGGTTGCTTCTGATCCCTCTTTAAGAATTCGTTGAGCAATTTCATTAGAATCGATCCTTACTGCTGATTCAAGCGCTTCATCTTTGTAAGTAACTGTTGTCTTTATTTCAATGATGTTGTGTGCAAGTGCAGGTGTTTGTTGTTTTGACATGTTGTAATTTATGCTACTCTTCAGGTTGTTCAACAGGCTTTGCTTTAATTTTTTTCACAGGCTGAGGCTTTTTATTGACTTTGAACCAATTTGCATATTTGGGCAAAGTTCTCAAAGCAATGACCAAATCACGCTTTGTTTCCTTGGTTATATTGCATTTTGTAATGGCTTCATCAAAATTCACCCACCTGTAAGATGTATGCTCACTGCTCAATTTTACATTGGAGCCATTGCACCTGCACATCCACAAGTGAAACCCTGGTGCAGCATTGATTACAATGTATGCAGTGACTTTTAATGCAGTTTCTTCAAAAACCTCACGCATTAATCCTTGCAAATATGATTCACCTTGCTGCAAATGACCGCCCGGCAAATGCATTTTTGCCCTGGAAGCTGGCTGCAAAAGCAGCACCTTTCCATCAGTATTAATTACTACAGCCTTGCTAACCTTATTTACATCTACATTCATCTGCTTAGTATATTGAATTAAACTTTCAAAGCCTTGTTCCAGAGCAGCAAATGCAGTCTTGGACTAAAATTTACGCACATTGCTTTTGCATACTCTGCAACTGCAGGTGCTCTTTCAATGTGTTCTTCACGTGAACCACAGCACGGCATGAACCAAATTCTATTGGTTTCAACGCTTATGCCAAGCTTATCATTAACATAATGAGTCCAAATGTGCTCAATGTCTTTGTCAGAATTAATAACAAACTTGAAGCCAGAATAGTGATCAGCATGCCACCTGAGAACATCAGGAACATATGTCTTTTCAATGGGATCTCCATTGCTAGGCAACTTGGGTGATGTAGTGAAGCTTGCATTAAAATCAGTGAACCAGCGCTCATCTGGCAGCAATGTAGCATTTGTCTCAAAATCAATCTTTGGCACCATGCCAATCTTATCTGTAATGAATTCAGTGAATTTCAACAGCTGTTTTTGTCCTATGAGCGGCTCCCCGCCTGTGTATTTTAAAATAGCACCATCCTTGAGCTTTTGTGCATAATTGCATCTAACAAAGAATTCATCCCAAATCTCCTGAAATGTATTTTTATTCTTGATGGACCATGAAATATATGAGTCACAACCGTGTGGTGACTCTGGTGAGGCAAATCCTTTGCATGTGAGGTTGCACATGGACATTCGCATGAATACAGATGGCTGACCAATGTATTCTCCTTCACCTTCAAGTGTGTAGAACACTTTGTCATCAGATAAAAAGATGGTTTCTTTTGTAGGATCAAAATTCATAATGCATATATTGTAACATACACTTGTAGTATTTCAACACAAAAAGATAAATATATACATGAGCAAAAAGACGCGTTTGCGTAAGAGGCTTGCCGACATAGACCTAGATGAAAATGAGGTTGAACCAGTGGAATATTCATCTGCGCCGAGCAAGGGATTTGTAATCAAAAACAAATACAGCCTCAATGAGGTTCACAAAACATTCTTAGATTTGTGTTTGTATGAAAAAACAAAAATGGTGTTTGTGGATGGACCTGCTGGCACTGCAAAGGCTCAGCCGCTAGATGCAAAAATACTGACACCACACGGATATACAACAATGGGTGAATTAAAAATAAATGATTTGGTATTTACGCAAAGTGGCAATACTACTAAGGTAGTGGGTATATATCCGCAAGGTATTAAGAAAATATTTAAAGTTTCGTTTTCTGACGGAACATCAACAGAGTGCTGTGATGATCATTTGTGGCTCACGCAGACATATTATGATCGAACACATAGAGAAAAAATAAATGGAATACGTGCCAAACTCCCCAGACTGGGGACTGTTAAAACATTAAAAGAAATACGCAACACACTGCATGTTGGAAATTCTAATAATATTAATCACTCCATACCGGTGTGCATGCCTGTTAATTTTAACAAAAAAGAACATGTTATTCATCCGTATGTTTTGGGTGTGCTTCTCGGCGATGGATGTATAACACAGTCTGCAGTTTTTACTACAACGGATTCTGAAATTTTAGAGAAAATTAATGATTTATTGCCTGAAAACCATTCTATTAACAAAATAAAACATGACGATATTTCGTATAGAATTGTAGGTGATAAACAAAAAAATCTAGTACTTGAAGAGCTAAAAAGGCTCAACCTGCTGGGCTGCAACTCTCTAACAAAATTTATACCTGATGAATATTTATACGATTCCACTGATAACAGGCTCCTATTGCTGCAGGGTCTCATGGATGCAGATGGTTGGGTGGATAAACAAGGAGGTGTTGGTTTTAATTCAGTATCTCGTGAACTTGTAGAAGGTGTAAGATTTTTAGTTGAGTCATTAGGTGGATTATGCGGGTCTCTGAGATTACATAACACATGGTTTACATACGCTGGTGTTAAAAAATCTGGCAAACCCTGCTATGCACTGACACTCAATTGTCCTGTAGCGCCGTTCTTATTATCTAGAAAAAAGAACCGGGTGCATCAAAGGCGCAAATATTTTCCTATAAGATACATAACTAATGTAGAAGAAGTTGGTGAAAAACAAGCTCAATGCATCATGGTTGAAGATGAATCACATTTGTATCTTACTAACAACTGCATTGTAACACACAACACATATTTAGCAGTTTTAGCTGCTTTAAATTTGCTGCAGCAAAAGAAAATTAAAAAAATAGTTTACATTCGCAGCATTGTTGAATCAGCAGAAAAAAGCATAGGTGCTCTACCAGGTGAACTTGATGAAAAGTTCAAGCCTTGGTCGCTGCCTATGCTTGATAAACTGCATGAACTGTTGTCTGATGCTGCAACTGATGCATTGCTCAACAATGGCACAGTTCAATGCATTCCTGTGAACTTTGTTAGAGGCTTAACTTTTCATGATTCAGTAGTCATTGTTGATGAATCACAGAACCTTTCTCGCAAAGAATTGGTGTCAATTCTCACACGATTTGGTCACAACTCTCGCTTCATCATTGCTGGTGACCTCAAGCAAAATGACATTGCAAAATCAGGATACAAAGAAGTTTTAGAGCGATTCAATGATGAAGAAAGTGTGAATAATCATATTCACTGCGTCCATTTTGGACAAAATGAAATTGTGAGATCGCACATTCTCAAGTTCATTGTGCGCAAACTGGAGTGTTAACCCCAGGTTGTGCCTTGAAACCAACCACCTTTGCCAGTTGAAACGTTGCCTCCAACATGAGCAGCGCGTGGATTGTGCTGTGCAACATCTGGCAATGGCTGCGCTGCTTCTGCTACAACAGGAGCAGAAACCTCATCAGCTGTCACTAAATTAGCATCAGCTGATGCAGTAGAGCGCACTGGTGCATAAACAGCTGAATTATCTTCATGTTCAAACACTTCAACTTTTTCAACCCAGCAGCGATCGCCGTAATGAGACTGAACAAAGCTTGATGCAATGTTGTAGCATAGTTCTGATGCACGCTCAATGCCTACACCTTTTTCAAACACACGCAGTTTAACTGCATCGCGTTTCTCCAATTCCTTAAAAATATCCATGCAGGGATCATTTGCAGCTACGCACAGAGTATGATCAAACACATCCTGCAATTGTGCTCTCAGCTGTTTTAATCCACCAAAATCAACTGCCCAGTTTTTGCTGTCAAGTTCAGAGCACCCAAACCAAAACTTTGCTTTGAGCTGATATCCATGAATATAATGACAGTGACTATGATCTGCGCCCCACTGACGAAATGCACAAGATCCCAATTCAATTACTTTAGTACTAGTATACATGCATATACTATATCATCTGTTTTTATTTTTGCAACTGTGCAGGCATATATACAATACTATTACCGGATTTAGAAAAAAATCCTACGTCTTGATATAATACAGGCGGTGCCTGTGTTTGCTGCTTATTTGTTCCTGTAGCAAGATTGCCATAATCATAGTCAAGTAAACTTACAGTACATAAGTTGTTAAAAATTTTTGCACCTTCACTGTTTATTTTTTGTGTTGTTAATGGTTTTGCACCAGGCGCTGTTACAGCAGCGTTAATTGGCTGATTTGATGCAATATTAGGCTGTGTATTATATTGTTGCCGTATTTGAGCTGCTCTTGCAGCTTGGGTCACTGGTGCTGGCTGAATTTGGCCAGCACCAGTGATTGTAGTGGGCGCAGAAGTTCCTTGCATAGCTGCGGTTGTTTGAACGGCTGCTTCTAAAGTTAAATAACCATATTGCGTATGTAAAATATCGTCAAAACTTTCTGGTACTAATACAAAGCCACTGCTATTTACTTGTATAGCTGTTATAACATATAGCTTATTATTGCCGAAATTTATAACTGCAACGTTGCCGCCGCCGAAAAATTTAGTACCTGTAATATCGCTTATAGGATATGTATTTGATCTATTAATTGTATTAGGCAGCGGTTTAATATTTGGATTAGCTGCAGCTGGCACTGGCTTTGCGCCAGCTGCAGCGTTAGGTTGTTGATTTTGATTGGCACCTGCAGGAAACAATTGCTGTCCTGTATAAAGCATTGAGCCTAAATTTGCTGCACCTTTTAGAGCATTTCCTGCTAAACCCACACCTAAACCAACACCCTTATTTACCATTGTTCCAAGCGCTCCAGATACGCCTCCTTGCGCATTACCAACTGCTGATTGCATAAATCTTCTCATCCCAGTATTTTCCTGTTCAATAATTACTGCATTTTTTGGCAATGTTATAGTGTTGTTTTCATAGAAGAAATCAATGCTTTCATCAGTTTCTGCCAAAATATAGCCAACATAACCATCATATTGCGCAAAATCCTCTGCATATTTTACATTGGGATCAACCCGAAGGCGCACTTTTTGCAAGCTTTTTTCTAAAATTGAGTTGAATTGATCAAAAAACTGAGACATGCAATTATTTAGTAGAAATTGTTGCTTTTTACATTATATTAGCATCATGGATAAATTAAAATACGCAAATTCGAATCTGCCACAAAAACAAGAGCAAAAGTATGAAATGATTGACAAGGCTGCAGCAGCATATGCAGACTTCATGGATGCTCTCAAGTTTGATTGGCGCAGTGATCCCAACAGTGCTGATACTCCACGTCGTGTTGCCAAGGCTTGGGTAAATGATCTCATTGCTGGGTGCTACACAGAACCGCCTAACATTACATCCTTTGATAATATTGATGGGTATGATGGCATGGTATGTCAAAACAATATTAAGGTTGTATCAATGTGCTCACATCATCATTTGCAGTTTACGGGTAAAGCTCATGTAGCATATATCCCCTCAAAAGAAGGTAAAGTTATTGGTCTTAGCAAACTTAATCGCATTGTTGATTGGTTTGCACGGCGCCCGCAAGTCCAAGAAGCACTAACTTCACAAATTTTCGAATACGTTGATAGGGTTTGCGAAAAGAATAACGGAGTTGCAGTAATGATCGAGTGCAATCATACATGTTGCAGCAATCGCGGAATAAGGCACGACTCAACAATGCGTACGGCACGCGTAAGTGGCGCTTTTCATGATGAGAGTGGTGCAAGTAGAGCGGAGTTTTATAAGTTTATTGAGTTTGCACAAAATCGCAACCTCATGTGAGGCTTGGATCAACCACGCTTTTCATTTGAGCAATGAAGTCTTTGCTCAATAGAACAGGTTCAGACATGCCTGTTCTATCAGAAATGGTAAAGGGTGTACCATGATACGTCTTGCCATTGACCGTCACGTCGAGCTTTATCACGTGACGGTCTTCTTTTAGTTGCGGGCCCTTGTTGATTGCCAACGTTCCATTGCTGTTGGCACTGTGCTGCTTGTTGTTGCAAACAAATGTCACAATGCTTCCATCATCTTTGATGTCAGTGGCATGAAGAACGTTGTAGCCATCATTGCCTGTATCAGCTTTTGCTTTGAAATTGCCAACGCCGCTGATGTCTACGTCAATGGTTGGAGCAATGAGTTGCTTTTGCTCATAAAATTGTTGAAAGGTCTGCACCAGTCTATTTATTTGGTGAATTTAATTTTGTAGCCACCATTGTCATAACACGGAGAAAAAGAAACATTGGCAGTTTTGCAAAGTTGCATGAGCATCATCACATGTTCATTTGAAAGTTTATATTCTTTGCAATTGAGTATAAATGAAGTGCCAAATGGCGCAGTATTTTTGCCAGGGTGTTTGAACAAAACAAACCAATCATCTGTCTTTGATTGCATGTATTCAATTAGTTGAATGCAGCCTATAAAAATTAATGCATCATTGCGAGTTTTTACAGCATTGTTGCTTGCACAATGCTTTGCTAGCTGCGATATTTGAAACGGCATCATGGAAAAATCCAAATGATCTAAACTTTGCTCAATTAAATTGCCAAAGTTAAATTCTGTTTGAGATTCAGCAACAGTTGCGCCCTTTTCATTAAATTGATTTAGGAATTTATCAATCAATTGCTTGCTGTTGCACCACTTGCTGTGCTCGCCTATTCTTCCACCTTCTCCCTTGATCTCAATCATTTGATCCAGCAACAACATATCACCCTTGTCAGCCTTGCAACCACCTGCAAACAAGAGCAAAGGCATTTCAGATGGACCAGAATACCCGCGAGTCTTGCCTTCATCAGACAAAGGTCTCATCTTTGTCCACACTTCTGCAGTTGCATCACTATTTTTTAAATCAACGCCATAAAATTCATTGAAGAAGTCAATGATGTTGCAACGATTGTTGCAGTTTCTGTTTATAAATTCCAAAAATAATGAAGATGCAGCACCATCATTGATTTTTTGCAAAATGCTGTAATAACCATCACCACAAACATCTTTGATGTAGGCGTAAAATTTATTAATTTCAGACAATCTATCAATTACTCTGCCATTGAGCATGCTAGAACCACTTCTTTTGTGCAGATTATCATTGATGATCTTTAAACATTCACCAATGTTTGCATCTGTTTGACGCAGCTTTACATAATGGCACAGCACTTCACTCCATAGACATTCATCTATATCGTACTGTTCAATAATTTTTTTATTCTCATCTGCTATGATGAGATGCTTCATTAAGCTCCAGTGGGTGTTGGGTTGAGGCGTCCCAGCAGAGTATTAACATTCTGAGCTACAACTGCAGGATCAGCAGTGGATATTTGACCAATGCTTTGATTTATTTGGGTAACAATGTCATCTGGAATAACCTTTTTCACTGCTTCCATCTGCTCAGTGTCATTGCTTTCAATGGCACCTGCAAGAGTTGCAAGTGATCTCATGAGTTGAATAACCATGTCCCTGTATACATCAAAGCCTGCTTGTATTTGACTCACATCTGGCTGCTGCTGAGCCATTGCTGCATCTTGTGGCTGTGCAGCATCAGGTGCAGGCTGTTGAGGTTGCTGTGCATTAGCTTGTGCAGCACCTTCTGGCTGTTCTAGATATATTCTACAAGCTTCACTTACAATTGAATCAAAAATTCGTTGCATTTCATGTATTTAGTAACAAGCAACGTGTTTTTAAACATGTAAAGTAATGATCATTTAAAAATGTTAATTGATTCTTATTGATGTAGCTTAGAGCCTTGTCGAAAGTATAATTGCTCTTGGTTTTATTACTTATTTGCAATAAAAATGAGTTGCCTTGCTGCTGCTCAATGATGTGCAGATAGTATTTGAGGGGCTTGCTGCTGCAGTACCATGAAATTGGCAGCTTTTTAGCACAAACTGCAATGGTCTTGTGCACAAACTCAGCAATTTCACCAGCATCATCTTGTATCTTCAAACATTCTTTGTTGTAATAGAATATAATCTTGCCTTGCTCAACGCTCAAAGCTACATCACAGCATGTTTGAATGATGCAATGTGTTAAAACTTGCTTTGCAGTTTTATTAAATGATGTAATATCATAGTCGCTGCAATATTTCATGTAATTCTTAGCAATGATTGTGTTGAAAGCCTCACAAAAATCACATATGCTTACATTATAGAGGGGGAATGCATGTATCATCTGTACTGCTTTAGCTTACCAAGCCTGCAATTGATTATTCCGTTGTAGTATTCTGATGTTAATAGCACTTGTTTGAATATTTGTTCTTGAATTTCATAGTAACCCATCTCCCATTTGCTGTTGCAGAACCGTATAATTTCAAATGTAAAATTATCTTTGCCTATTTTTGCAATATCATCATTCAATTCATTGCAACTACCAGTGTACGTCATCCAATCTGTTTCTTTAATTACTGATACTCTATTCTTTTTGCCTTTGCGCAATGGTTTCTTACGCTTAGATTTGCATTGTTTCTTTCCAATGTATTTGCGATTGTTGGTTTTATTTGTTATTAAATAAATAAAACCATAATATTCTTGAGGAATCTCAATATTACATGTCCAATGTCCTAAACTACTCATTTACTTCTTAATAGTAGTTATTCTTTCAATAATTATAAATCAACTAATGCAACATTAGCTTTTTTTATTCTTTTTCAATTTGCCAGTTAAAAATACTGTTTCGGGAGCAGTTCTGCGGCTAACTTTTTTCTTTTTGCCTAATACTTTGGGCATTCTTGCATCATTAGTTGCATAAGCATCAGCAGTTGGTTCACCTAAATTGGAATAAAGTTGTGAATTTGGTCCAAAAGCGCCCATAGATGTATTATCTTCCATGAGTTGTTTATATAATTTATCAAAAATTGTTGCATTCATATGATGTTGTGTTATATTTATCCAAATGAATGAAGTGTTGAATAATTATATTCAGCAAATTAAAGCTGATTTAGAGATAAATCAAATAAACATAGCTGATGTTGCTCGCAAATTGCCAGCAAGAAGACATCACTGGGCTGCCCGTCTCATTGAACATAAAATAAAAATAAATGAGTTGGAGAAGCAAAAGAGCAACATCATAAAAGAGGTTTCTGCAAAGATTGGCAGAGACTCTCCAGTGTTGATGAGTAGCAAGACTATTCAAAATGCAGCAGAAAGCAGCAATGACATTCAGTCAATCAATGAACAAATAGCAACAAACAAGCTAATTGTTGAGTTTTTAGAGCAAGTTCAAAAGAACTTCTTTTCAGCATCTCATGATGTCCGCAACATTGTGGAAATTATGAAGCTTGAGCAGTTATGAATGTTTTGTTTGATGTTGTTAACAAGGATTGCAAGTTAATTTGTAGTGATGAGCAGGTTTTCGAGAGAATTCGCAGCGAATTCAGTACAGAAAATAAAGCTAAGAAATTTGCACGCAACAAACAGTTTATTCCCAGCAAGTTGTATGCAATTACACCAACTGGCATATTTGAGCCTGGGTTGGTTGATGAAATTGAACACGTCATTGTTGCAAAGCAGTTGGCAAGCAGCATTCATCGCAGCGCTGCCTTTGATGCCATTGCCAAACCAGCTAACAATGCAAAATTCTACAATCAATTGTCTCTTGAATTGAGAGACTATCAACAGCAAACTGTAAATTTATGCATTGAGCAGGGCCGAGGCGTGTGCTTGCTAGCAACTGGTGCAGGTAAAACACTGATAATGGCAAGTCTTGTGTCTAGCTTTTTTAAAGATGCAACATTCAAATGTTTAATCTTAGTTCCTGATCCTGGACTTGCTGTGCAGACATACAATGACTTCAAGCAGTACAATGTACCTTTCAAGGTTTGTGCATGGACTGGCCAGCACAAGATGGATGAATCTGCTCATGTGATTATAGCAAATCATGACATTGTGCTCAACAGATTTGATGAGCATGAATGGATAGAATATGTTGATGTGTTGATTGCTGATGAAGCACACACAATAAAGAAGAGTAACAAGATTAATAAAATTGTTGCAAAGATAAAAACCAGCAGCAAGTTTGGTTTTACAGGCACACTGCCAACAGATGCAGTTGATCGGTGGAATGTCATTGGCAAATTTGGTAAAATTTTAATAAAGAGGACCAGCCATGAATTGCGCGAGCAGTCTTTTCTTGCAAATGTAAATGCTAAAATTTTAAAGTTGACATATGCCCAGCAGCCACCCAAGCCTACCATCACAACTGATAGCAAGGGCAACAAATTAACAACTGCTGTATACAGAGCTGAGCTTGATTTCATTTACAATTCATCTTTTCGCAACAAAATAATACAACAAATATGCAATGGGTTCAACAACAATGTGCTCATTTTAGTAAATCATTTGCCACATGGAGATGCATTGCATCAACATTTGAAATTGCATTGCCCCAACAAGCATGTGGAATACATCAAAGGTGAAATTGAGATTGATGATAGAGAAATTGTAAAACAGCAAATGGAGATTAAAAATGATATGATTGTTGTTGCAATGAGCTCAATCTTCTCCACAGGCGTTAACATTAAAAACATTCACATGATTATTTTTGCTGCAGGAGGCAAGAGTTTTATTCGCGTGGTGCAGAGCATTGGTCGCGGATTGAGAAAAAACGACAACAAGCAAAAATTAACAATCATTGATTTGTGTGATAATCTCAAATATGGCAATGAGCATGCAATGCATCGGCAAAAAATTTATGAACAGGAAAAGATTCAGTTTAATGTAGTTCCTTTCATTGAAAAGTAACAAGCCTATAGTATAATTACAACAATATGTCAACAGAAAAAAGACAAACATCAACTATTCCCAAAGAGCAATTCTATGTGAATCCAGATGTACTGCGCAAGCAAATAGAGCAGTTTTATAAAGATGATATTTGCATCAATGATTTGGGAAATAGTTTGAATAAAATTGCTGAGGGATTAAGTCACTCACCAAGTTTTCATAATTACACTTATCGAGATGAAATGGTGGGAGATGCACTGGTGAAGATGTACAGCGCATTAAAATTTAAAAAGTTTAACATAGAAGGAGATACAAATCCCTTCTCATATTTTACCACCATTGCATTCCATGCATTCATAAATCGCATCAAAAAAGAAAAGAAGCATCATGAAGCCTTGGAAGAGTACAAAGCTGAATGCTATGAAAAATTATTAACTGCAGGCGAAATTCATGATGAAAATTACAACATCTATACACGCCCATGTGATGGTGAGGAAGAATATTTTAATGAATGATCGGGTTGCAATTTTTAGTGATTTGCACATGGGTGTGCACTGCAATGCTACACTTTGGCACAACACATCCAAGCAGTGGGCAAAATGGTTTGCAAATGAGCTCAAATCACACAACATCTCTGATGTAATTTTCTGCGGGGACTTTTTTCATGATAGAGATTTTGTATCAGTAGATACAATGCATGCAGCATGTGATGTGCTGCAAGAATTATCTGAATTTAATCTGCATATGTTTCCAGGCAATCATGACTGCTTTTATAAACAGCATGCTGGTGTCAATTCATTATCAATTTTGCAGGGCTGGAAAAACATCAACATTTATCATACACCGCAGAGCATCACTACATCAGGTGGCTATAAATTTATGTTGTGTCCATGGGGTACTATCCTTGAGGATATTGAACAGAGTGATGCAGTGTTTGGTCATTTTGAAATTCAGACTTTTAAAATGAACACATTTAAGCTTTGTGATCATGGACTCACCATCAGAAAGCTTCTGGATAAATCACCTTTAATTTTTTCCGGTCATTTTCATTTTCATGAAGAGAGATTATTTGAAATAGGCAAAATTATATATGTAGGCAATCCATTTCAAATGGACATGAATGATTCTGGCAATGCCAAGGGTTATTATATTTTTGATGCCAACAACAAAAGCATTGATTTTTATGAAAATAAAATTTCACCATTGCTGTTCAAATACAAATTATCACAAATTAAAAATAGTGCAGCTGGTGAAGATGATCTCAACAACATATGCAACAACATATGCAACAACATAATTCAGTTTATAGTTGATGAGCAGTTGCCAGAGCAGGAATTGGAAGATCTCAAAGCAAAAATTAAATTATGCAACCCACTTGAGATAGAGTTCATTGAAGACATTTCAATGAGCATCAACAACCAGAAATGCACAATGAATTCTGATGGCATTGACATTGAGCAAGCGCTCATTGAATTCATTGATCTCATGCAATATCCTCACAAAAATAAACTGCAGGAGTATGCACTCAACATCTTTAGAAAGTATAAATGAAACAAGTCAATTTTAAGAAAATATCAATAACCAACTTCCTCTCCATTGGCAAAGAGCCTGTTTCAATTGATTTTGAAACAGGCACCAACATCATAACAGGTGTAAACAAGGACATGATGGATAGACGCAATGGTGTAGGCAAATCAACAATTGCTGATGCATTGTATTTTGCAATTTTTGGCACAACCATGCGTGAACTCAAAAAAGATTTAATCATCAACAATTACACCAATGCAACATGCAGTGTAACGCTTGTGTTTGATGTCATTGATATTAACAACATCAATGAGTATAAAGTTGTGCGCACGCTCAATCCAAGCAAATGCTTTTTGCTTAAAAACAATGAAGATGTCACAAGAGATTCCATTGTCAACACCACTCAAAGCATTTGTGATTTAATTGATGCTAGTCCCAGCATTTTTAAAAATTGCGTAATAATGACATTGAGTGAAACAGTGCCATTCATGGCACAGAGCAAGATTGACAAGCGCAAATTCATTGAAAACATTTTTAATCTGCAGGTGTTTAGCAAAATGCTTGCACACGTCAGAGAAGAACACAATGAGTACAAAAAGAAGTATGAGATGGAATTATTCAAGTACAATGAAATCTCTGCAAGCATAAAGAAACTACAAGAGCAGCGCAATGCCATCATCAGAGAGAGACTCAGCAAGGTGGCACAGTTGGCTGAAAGAAAGCTCAAAAGCAATGATGAGCTAGCATCACTTCAACAGCAACTGGATGTTTTATCACCAGTCAACTATGATCAAATAAATGAAACAATTCAAGAGTTGGAAGAATGCAAAAACAAATGCCAGGAAAAAATCGATGCTTTGTTGCAAAAAATTGCTGTTGAAGAAATTCAACTTAAAAATTTAAAAGAGCAGCACAGCAATGCTGGTACAAATAATGATGTGTGTCCCACTTGTCTTAGAGTTGTAGATGCAACTGATGTGAATCACATTGAAGCAGAAAAGCAAAAATTAACAAGTGCAGTCAATGAGTTGAAGCAATTGCTTGAGGTGGATAAAAAAGACTTAACTCAGCAAAAAAACAACAAAGATTCCGTCAAGCACTTCATCAGCAAATACAATGCAAAAATAAATCAAGGCAAAGTTGAT